AGCAATATGCAACCATTCTATACTACAGACTGCATATTACCAGATTAATTATGCAACCATTCTATATTACAGACTGCATATTACCAGATTAATTCAGTCAAATAAAACATAGGGGCTTAACGCGATGTCGCGAGGCGTCAGCAGAAATAGTCGATGTCTAACTGTTTCGGCTGTTCATCGCCATTTTTTTGCTGCTGATCGCCCACAACTCGCCTCCTGAGCAATATGCAACCATTCTATATTACAGACTGCATATTACCAGATTAATTCAGTCAAATAAAACATAGGGGCTTAACGCGATGTCGCGAGGCGTCAGCAGAAATAGAGGAATAGCGGGATTAAGCAATGGACGCCCAACTTGCAGAAACGCTAAAGCGATGGTGCGAGAGCAGATTGAGTGTTTTTTCTGGTGCCACGGCTTATGAAATACAATGCCTAAGATGTTTAGCCAATCATAAGGAGTATCGATCTCGCTTTCTATGGCGTTGACGATGATGCGGGAGACGTAGTGGGCCGTGTCAATTGTGGCGAAGGCTTGGGCTTTGGGTTGGACGTAGTTAAGCGGGCGAAGACGAATACCGCCGTCAGGACGAGCACCCAAATAACCATTTTCCAGAGCAATTTCCACGTGACTATATGCATATCCAGTCCACCAACAGACGATCTGCGACCATATTGTGTTCTCACTAATAAATCTGAGCCTAACACTCATTTTAGATACACCGCAGTGATGAAATAGAGCACGATGAGTACGGCTGACAGGCCAGCAAGCCACGCTAGAAACTTCATTTCAAGCTCAAGATCGCTAATGCGCTTGTCTCGGACTTCGTTGTCCAGCGCGTAGAGCGAGTCGCGGGCAGCGCTATGGCGAGCGAAAGAGCTGGGCTCAGTCTCGAAAGTAGTATCGCTTGAGCTTTGACAGTTCATGATCTTCTGCGTGCCTGAGCCGTGTTTCGAGATCGTAGGGTAGCCAGCGCCCGCGTCCGCACCATATCCAGTAGATTGCTTTACCACAGTTTTTACAGACCGCCTTATTGCGATCCTCGAAGCGATCCAACTCAATGGGTTGCTCTTCACCTGGTAACTCCACACAATTGCCCCAGTTGAGTGTCATGCATAATACCAATGCGCCATGCTTGGATAGTATCAGTCGGCACGAGCGAGTCGTATTTTATCGGAATACCAGCGAACAAGAGTTCCCAGTGCTCCATTTCCTCGTCTGTTTTCGGCTTACGTTGCGGAAATTGATAAGGTCCCGTGAATGAAACTGAGTCAAATAGATCATAAATAGCGTTCCACGCCTCTTTGCCGGCGCGAAACTCGTGCGGCAGGATTTTTCCATCCTTTGTTGCATTCAGAAGTCCAAAAAGCGCCTGAAGAGACAAAATATTGTCAGTACCGGTGTCCACAACACCGTTAGATGTGGGCTGTGCGCCCCCATCAAGCTTGAGCGTGACGGGCGCTATCATTTTTGAAGCACTCTAGCACTTTGCACCTTGTCGATCAGCGCTTGAGGCATGTTTTTATACTCCTTCTCGAAGTATTGGTTAGCGTCCGAGCCTATCAGCTTATTTTGCCGAATCAATTCGTGCAGCCATTGGGCGCGAAACAGGTTGAATTTGCTGATCGCCGGTTGTCTGGTACCGAGAACGGCTAGTTTCTTCAGGTCTTTCAGCACGTTTTGTGCGGTGTTTTGGTCAAGCATCGTTGTCATCTAGCAATCCTCATCAATATCAGAAATGTCGATGTTGCCCTCAAGAAACTCGCGAACGATTTGCATCAAGCGAGCCTCATTTAGCACGTGTTGCAAAGGTTCGCGCAACTCAGGTTGGACAGTGGGGATGAGTGCCAACACGGCGTTATAGCAATCGGTACTATTTGTCATTTTCGTAGGCTCGCTTAAGGTTGATCAGACTCTCGTACTTCTCAAGCTCATCACAGGGCGGCGTCCAAGCTTCTGTACCAACGGTAGCCACTTCAAGGCAGCCACCTTTGACCTTAATGCCGACATTTTCCGCCAGCCACAACAGCGCTTCCGCTGCTTCCTGCCGCAACGACTCTGTTCTCCTGGTCAACACAATTTCCTCAGTCATTTTTCATTCCCTGTTTGGTTCTTTCTTCGGCTTCTAGTTTTGCTGATTGCAATAGCCAGTCACTTGATATTTGTTCTGCGGCTCAGCTCTGATCCCAACAATCAACACTCGCGCAGAAGGCTGTTCGCAGACTACACAGGGTCTCTCTAGTTTCCTAAGCGCCGCTTCCTTAACCTGTTCGTTAGTGCTCATATGTATCCTTCTCGGTGCTTGGGGGGTCTGCCGTAGTCTGCTTGGTTACATTTGTGCGGCAATTTCGATCCAGGAACCATCGGAACGTACTTACCGGTCTCTGGATCAGGAGCCCATTTGATCCGGCGGCGGCATTGGCTGCACACGGAATACCGCGAGCCTTTGCCACGATTGTCACTATCAGTCATCGACAGTAATTAAAGCCGAAAGTGTCTATGACATCAATACGCACTACTGGATATGGTTTGTCTATAGCGGTCTAAGCCTCCGTAACTGGCGCGCCGCCAGTCTTGTGGTAAATATGGCTGATAAGCGCCATGTCGCGTACTTTGATCAGCTCTGGTCGCTTCTCGCGCAGCCGATATAGCCGTTTGCGCAGCGCCTGCTGATTCTCTTTGAGCCAAACGTCGAACTTTTGATCGCCCGCGACCTTCACCGGGTCGAGCGGCACAAGCGGCACTACATTGCCTGCTGCATAACTCGGACGGGTAGTGGAACTTTGGGATGTCAATCCCCCATCGGACAATTCGGGCTGCTGCATAATCACTTTTCCTCCGAAAATCTTGTGTGCCATCTCAACTTCTGTCTTCCTGTCCAAAGCATCATTTTTCAACCCGCGCCAGTCTGGTAAAATCGCAGGCGCCGAACAACCTGCTGGCGGATTGTCCGTAACCATACCGGTGCCAAAAGCAGTTTGTTTGGCTTTTTTAATTTCTAACGCCTCTTTTTTTTCGCAGCCCTTAGAACCAACAACCCCCATACCCCTGTTCGGCGTTATTACGGTTCCCACCCTTGGGAACTCGTTTGAATCCCACTCGGCTCGATGCCTGGCAACCGTTTTATGGTCACAACCGCTTTCTCTTGCTAACGCTTTGACACCAACCGGCCTGCTTTGTTCTTCAAGCCTTCTCTTGGCAGCAGCTATCTTTAGACTAGCTCCATTCCAACTCTTGAGATTGCCATACCAAAAGGATTCAAGGTTCTGATCTGGTACTTCTGTAAGCCGTTCGATTAGTTCATCCGACATTGGCTTCCAGCCAGCAGGTTTCCAGTGCACCGCACGATATAGCGCGCCTTCCCAGCACTTCCTTTCAAACGCACTACGGGCAGTGCGGCGGTCGAAAAACCATTCAGTCAACAACTCAAGTCGTTCGTCTTCTCTGCCATAACCGTAGCCGGACTGAAATAGATAGAAGCCCACCGCGTATATGCATCTGTCACGTTCACCGCGTCGAATGAACGGCTGCCGATAGCGCAATTCGCCTTCTCGGAACAACGCATCGCGATCCTCTTGCGACATGCGATATCGTTTCGGCAATCGCGAGATATCTGCTTGATGGGCTTGCGGAATCTGATGAGCTGGATTATTATTCATTCGGGTTGGCACCCATTTTGGTTTGAAGATCACGCAACAGCCGCACTCTTAGGGGTGCGGTTGTTCTTATGTACGATCTCCTTTAACTTACTGCGCAGATAGAAGAAGGTCAATACCCCTCTATCTAGTAGATATGCATGTAGTAGGCTAGGCACCGCATGGGGTGTGATTTATACTTGCGTGACATACATCGTGGGTAGTTTTGATGGTCAACTCATGCAGAAAAGGAAAAGACGCTGAAAATGAAGTGTGCCGAATCTTATCTGAAAAACTGGATGACAAATTCACCCGCAATCGGATCGGCGTATCGGTCTGCGACGTAATAACGCCCGACTGGTTCTTATTCGCAATTGAATGCAAGAACACCAAGACCGTCCGGCTCGTTCACCTCTTTGGCAAGCCGACCAAACTGCTGCAAGACTTCTGGAAGCAAGCAAGCAGCCAGGCTGACGTTTTGAACAAATACCCACTCCTTATAGTGAAATCCGAGGGGGTGTTTATGTGTACCACGGATGGCGAGCAATGGCAGAAGCTAGAGCGCTTTTGCGACATCTACAAAGCGCAGAATCCCAAAAGGTTTCCGGCATGAGGTTGATAGAAAAGGAAGTCGCCGTCATAAGGAAGCTGATTGCTCTTGGTGTTAAGCTCTCGCGCGTTGCCGAAATCTTCGACATAAGCGAAAGGCACGCACGAGCGATCAAGTCGGGGCAATGCTGGGGCGGCGAGCCGATGCAGCGCCGCTACATGCCATTGAGCACAGTGCAAGAAATACGCCAAGCCCTTGCCGCTGGCAGCCGCCAGGTTGACATTGCCGCGCAATTCAACGTAAGCCAAGCGCAAATAAGCCGCATCAAAACTAACGCCTGCTGGGGGAAGTATAAATGAGCGACAAAGAAGATCTGATGAAACCCGAGTCACGCCAAGAGTACGAAGCCGATCGCGACAGGTACTATCGCAATGTGGGCTCGCCAAAAACGCCAGGTATTAGCGCTGACGACCTGCGCATCGCTGATGCGCACTTACCGCCGTTGGAACAGCGCCTGAAGCATGCTGAACGACTAGAGAAGGGATTCACTAAGACATCCCGCTCTGGTGCCTTTACAGACAAGCCGAATGCCTCTGCTGCGATATTTCCCAACGGACTCAAATTCGCTTCTGATTTTGTGGATGAGCACACACCGAAGGGTTGGAAACCGCCTGCGCCCATGAAGCCTAGACCAACCCAAGAAAAACCAACCGGAAACGCGCCCAAACCTAAAGCAATCCTGGACCGTTGCCCAAGTTGCATGGCGCCTGTAGACCCTAAAGCCTATTCTCTTGGCATGATCATCGCTGATGACCCTGATTCATTAAAGCTACATGCTCAAGGACTAACCTTTGGCGACATCGTGCTCTACTGCCTCTGTATTCCATGCTATGAAAAAGCGAAAGAGTTGGCGGAAGAAGCCTACCCGCTCGTGCTAGTCGAGGGCGGTGAGCTTGTCCCCGAAGAAGAGGTTGCATTCGCAGTAAAATACAATAGGCCTGTTTTTGTTCACACCGGCGCTGAGCGCACCGCCGCGCAGTTACGAATGCGCGAGAACGCAGAGCGTGTATGTCAGAACATCTGGAGATATCTAGAGCAAGAAAACCAGAAGCCTGACAGTCCCGTGTTTCTCAGACACAGGAAGGGAAGTTAAATGAGAGACGACACCCGCGCCGAGGTTGTGCACGTAAGCGCCGAGGCGGTCACGCCGCCCACGGCGGAATGGTGTGTGCAAGTGCTTGAAAATTGCGGGGGCAGTCTCTCTAAATGGCGCGATTCCTACCCCGCCAATCTCGCGCTAAACCTCGACGACGAGCAGCTTATCACCCGCACCGAGCAATGGCTGGCCAGCCTTGAGGATAAATCGCTGCTTCGTCGCTGGAACCAAGCAATCAAGCATAATCAGATTGTCCGGCTCAAACTACTGCAAAACAAAGCGCTCAAACGCATCGAATCACTCGTATCGCCCGACAACCCGGACTGGTACAAAGTCGCAAAGGAAGCGACAGCATTCAAAATGATCCTTGCGGACCTTTTAGCTGGGCAGACTTTTCAAGCAAAACAAAAACTCGTGCTTGTCGAAGAAAATAATAGCGATGACGATCCAGACTTAGATGAGATTATGGCTGGTGCCTAAGAGATGAGCAGATTCCCTCCCAAGCAAGAAAAATGGCGCAACGCCGCAAGGGCAAACCCAATCGGGTTTATCGAAAAACGCATACGTATTGCTGATTTAATGGGACGGGAAGTTGACTTTAAGCTGAACTGGGCACAGCGCAAAGTTGCAGAGTGGAAACGCGATCTACACAAGTCCGGTAAGCCCGTGCGTGGATGGGTAACCAAGTGGCGCAGGGCTGGCGTTACACTCTACGAATCAGCCGATGGATATGCCTACGCCTACGGCACAGATAATGCCAGGTTGGGAGTGATCGCCCACTTGGAAGATCGCGCGAAGGAAATTTTGCACAACTATCGCATGTTCGACGAATCAATCGCGCGGTATCACCCCGATTTATTGCTCGAGAAGGCGAAAGATAATATCTTCGGAATTCGCTTTGCTAAGAGTAATGCACAGGTTCTAATTGCCACAGCAGAGAACCCAATCAAAGTACGCGGCGATGGCATTCATCGACTGCACGGCTCAGAAGCTGCGCACTGGTACAATAAATTTCATTTAGTGATGAAAGAAGTGTGTCCGGTCGTGCCACCAGATCCAATGTCAGAGATTATTCTTGAATCGACTGGCTCAATCATCGGTTCGGAACCTTACGAGCATTGGATGGAAGCCGAGTTAGGCAGGAATGAGTTTGCCTCCTTGTTTCTCTGTTGGCTAGACGATCCTTCGCAAGCCATTCCTTTTGTGAGCGACAAAGAAAAACATGAGCTTTACGACAAGATCATTCAAACTGAACCGCGTCTTGCTGAGCTAAACGCGTTTTACAAGCTCACGCCGGAACAGATTAACCGCAGTTGGCAAATGTTTCACTACCAGTCAGAGAACGACTTTGACTACTACTGTAGGGAGTTTCCGTACAACAAGCAAATGGCTTGGAGTGCAGGTGGAGACTCGTTTTTTGGCGTTTACGAGATAGGCAAAGCGCGCCCGGAAAATCCAGAGTATATTTATCTCGTTGACCAACATTACATGCGACGGTTGTTTACCGATCCAGGGCAGCTCCGCAGAGTTGATCATGTTGAGCAGTATTCGATCTTGCCTCACCTGAAGATCTGGGCGCTGCCAACGAAGGGCGCTCGGTACGTCATTGGTGGCGACAGCTCGCTTGGCGAAAGCGGAGGCGACTACTCGGCGGCTTATCTTATTGACGTTGTGACTCGCGAAATGATGGCTTCCTATCACGGGCTACTCAGACCAGACGAAGCAGCTTGCCTAATGGTCTCGTTATGCAGAATGTACAACAATGCTCTTGCTGCCCCCGAAACCAACCCGGCAGGCGGTGGATACGAGGCTTTGAACTGCATCCAGCGACTTGGCTATCACAATATCTATTCTTCGCGCCGCCGCGATTCCAACCAAGGGATTGAGAGCAGCAAGGCGCTTGGATGGTGGACTCATTCGAGATCCAGGCCGCTCATGTTAGGGGAGCTGCGGAAGACTTTTATCGACGCGGTACGCAATAGAATAGCAGACCCCGGTTTATTTCGCGATCAGTCGCTGATTAATGAAATGCGCACATTCGGGATGCGAGCGGATGGTACGCCGGGCGCCAACGCTAATTGCAAAGATGATCGCGTGATAGCTTGTGCTATCGCCCACCAGGTGGCAAACGACGAGGTGTATTGCACACTAGATGATACGCTGTTCCAATATGCAAAATCGACAATGCCTAAGCCTGACCCAGAACAATTGATTATGAAAAGAGACCCCAACCAGGTGATATCGCGCTTCATGAGTCCCCACAGTCCGTTCAATCGAAACAAGTTTGAAATTTAGCCCAATCAACTACACAGTATAGAGTGCATGGTATGAGTACGAGCAGGAGTAATAGAGAGTGAGCAAAAACATAGAGAAACTGAAGGCGGTAATGCCCGCGACGATGAAAGCGATCGGTAAGGCGGCGCGACAAGGGGATATCCCGAATATCTCGACGCAGCCTGTGATTGAGACAAAGCCGTTCAATAGCCATCAATTTGAGGGTAATTTCCGCGATCAAGCAGGGCTGACAGCGGAGCATTTGAACCTGGCGGCGGCGCATATCAGCGGAGCGAATCAGGAGTTGCGGCAGTTGCGGTCTGAATTTGCTGAGCAGGCAAGCCAGTTAGCGCGCTTGGAGCTCCCCGACACACAGGTGATGGTTGATGGACACAAGATAGAGGTGCCATTCCACGTGAAACAGTATGCCATTGACCTTGATCAAGAGAAGTACATGCGCATTATGTGGGGCTTGCTCGGTGCAGAGCGCATTTTAGACTTCCAGAAGCATGCTACCAAGAGCAATCAGAACAACACGCCAGCACTTTGGCTCAATCAGGCAATTCAGATTGAGGTAAAAAAGCCCTACGTGTACCAGATACGCCAGAACGTAGGGCAGAAGATCAAAGACGAAGGGATGGACAATATTACGCCAGAACTCGCGCAGACTGCCAGCAACTATCTGCATATGGCACTGGGTTCAACTTTGCACGGACAGTTAACGCACATCGCCAGCACGCAGGATTTATCGATCCTGACGGTGTTTGTGATCATCGTGGATGAGATCCTGAGATCGCGCGGAGTGCAGAGCGTACCGGTCGTGGCAAGCAGCCTGTGGGCCAACCCGTTTGGTGAAGATGCGGAGGAAGCAAGCTAATGGAGCTAGCTATCTTCACTTGGGTAGTCGTCACGCTGTCGCTGTGCGTTGTGTTCAAAATGTTCAAGCATTTTGAAAGACGTGCAAAGAAGCGCAGTAAGGCGATTTTGAAGCGCATCAAGCGACTGGGGGTTAAGAAATAATGGAATGCATTGCGTTGATGTGGGCAGGTGTGGCGCTGTCTCTGATTGGCGTGTGGCTTATCGAGTGGCGCTACGACTCTTTGAACCAGAAGCGATCAGATGAATTGCAGCGGTGCCTCGATAGTCTTCGTAGAAGCGGTGCGGCTTCACTTGCGATGTTGCTCGACTACGAGCAAATGCGTGAAGAACTCAACCTGTACCACGAAGCAAAGCTCCTACCAGCGCTGCGAATGCTTGCTGCCCAACGGACAGAGCCACAGCCGGAACCGCAGCCCGAGCCAGAACCGTCCAGACGTAGTGGTGCGCGCGAGCCGCTGAGTGCTGAAGAGATCGAAAACCTCTACGACAAAGTGAAGGCAGCATACTGAATGAGCGACGATGACATCTGGGGATTAAACGATGACGAGGTGTTGCGTCTAGCAAGACTTGGCAAACTTGTCGAAGCCATGCCACCGGGTCACTTTATAGGAAGGGAATACCCTATACCTCATGCTGCTGACAAAGAGTGGGACTACTGCAAGGTGGACAAAGGTGAATACATCAACCTTGGAACTGGTTTTACGGCAGCCGAAGCTCTAATGAACGGCGGTTGTGAGTTGGCTGCGCGAAGGAGAATCTGATGACACTGGAAATTTCTCTAAACACGCGTATCAACTGGGACGATGTGAAACGTTTCACGCCAGATCTCTACGATGAGTATTGCAATGCGCCTCTATGGGAAATTGATTCCCCTGATTTCACTTGTGCCGAGGATTACCACGGCTACTACACAGCATTTGGGCAGCAGCTGGTCCAGGCAAGCAAGTCGATCATTGGCAGATGGCAGATGCGCGGCAAAGAAGCGGCGCAAGCCGCAGAAAGAGCGCTGAATCCCAGTTTGCCGGTATTCGACTTCCAAAGCGCAGTATCAGAGGAACCATTGCCTATTGCAGTGGCGCAAATCCACGAGAAAGTAGCGCTCCTAAGCTCTAATCCGCCGCGTCCTATTGCCATGCCTCAGCAAGAAAGCCAGGGCGAAGAGGTAGCAGCGCTTAACCAGCTCATGGACATGGTCTATGAAGACAATAACTGGCCCATTGTTTGTTCAAAGAGCCACTATGACATCCAATTCTGGAACGCCGCTTGCCTGCGCTGGACAATTGACCAGTTTTCGCCCGGCGTGCCAGGTGTTGAGGCAAAAATCACCCTCGATAAAGTCTCAATGGATGATATTTTCCCCGATCCCAAGGCAAAAGAGCTGGACTGGCGCTATATGGACTATTGCGTGCAAAAGCACGTCATGGAGATAGGCGAAATCCAGTCGCAGTACCCACTCATGGCTAGTTTGGTCAGCGCCAGCTCTGATGAGGTCATTTCGGATACGTCAGTCACCTCGCGCAATAATGAGGATTATGTGCAGTCCCCACAGCCGAAGATGGCGCGCGATGCAGCAGGCAGAAGGCAAAAGATCACCGTGCTTGAGGTGTGGCTCAAGGACTCGCGCACCAAATTTGAGCCATTGCTTGTGGAGGGCGCCAACAATAAGCCCTACAAAGAGCGATTCAAGCTCGATGAAGACGGGTTTATCATAGGCAACTGGGTGCCGCGCTATCCAGACGGCAGAGTGCTCATAATGACCGGGGATGTGGTTCTAATGGACAGTGCCAATCCATTCCCGCATGGTCAATTTCCGTTTGTCTTCCCGATCGGCAATCCTTCAAATGTGTGGTATTCGGAAGGTGATGCCATGCGCATCATGACTGTTACCCGCAAATTCAACAACATCACAAGCGCTATCCACAGGTTTTACCAGTCGGAAGTGTTGCGCCCGATGCACTGCGATGCCGGTGCACTAATGGACCCGAATCTACAACAACAAGTGCCTAATGACGTCACATTCATTCTTGAACTGTCACCAGGCAAGTCACTCGCTCGACCGCCAGCCACTGATGTTCCCCCCGCTGTCTACACGTACGTACAACTACTTCAGAGTATGATCGACTTGACATCTGGCTCAAGTGGGGTAATGCGTGGGCAGATAAGCGATGGTGCGCAGTTGTCGGCAGAGGCGCTTAGCTCATTACAGCAGTTTGCATCCTCGCGCTTGGCACTGTCAGCCACATTCTTTAATGCTGCCATCCGCCAACTAGGCTACCAATTAATGTGGATACTACGCGGCATAGCAAAAGAAAAAATCAAAGTGACGATTACGATGCCTGATGGTAGCCCTAAGGTTATCGATTGGGAGTCCGACCGCAAGATCTTTGAGAAGGGCGACCCGATAGCCATTCGCAATCTCAGACGCGCCGAAGACTATCTGATGACAATCAAGGCCGGTACCGGCAAGCCAGGCGCTCAAGACCAGCAGCAGGCACAATCGCTTCAATTGTTCAAAGACAACGCTATTGACCGCGACGCATTGCTTGAAAACCTTCAGTATCCGAATAGGCAAGCGATCGGTCCACGTATGCGCGCTAAAGAGTTGGAAGACCTCAGGACGGCAGCAGAAGGGCGCGCAATCGGCATGTCGGTTGCTACCGCGCTCAAAGAAGACAATCCTGGGAAAAAGAAAAAAAGCTAGGGGGCGCCTTGAAACAGGTACTTTTAGCGTTAATCTGGGCTGTATTTGCGACAATCGCAGCGTTTGCCCAACAGCAAAACACCATCATCTATGTGATGCCAGGCGAGAGCATACCGCGCACTCATGCCGTTGTGCTTGTTCACGGTGTCGCCTACAATGCCGATCCGACCAATGCGGCGCACCAAGGCAAAGTACCAGCAATATTATGTGGGTGCAGGTGGCGCGCTCAGCACAAGCCCTACGGCACCAGGGGCTGTATGGTCGCAGTACATAGGTTATGCCCGATCTAGTACGCTCCTTGAGCTAAACACAACCCAGGTCGTTTCAGCCAGTGGCAGCGCTGCTGTGCAAAGCGTGACTGGCAACGGCACTGTTACCGCATCACCAACAACCGGCAATGTTGTGATCGGCTTGCCAACTACAACAGTGACACCAGGAAGTTACACAAATACCAATCTGACAGTTGATGCTTATGGAAGGCTGACCACAGCAAGTAGCGGCGGTTGCGGCGGAAGTGGCCCAGGCGGCTGTGCAAACCAAATGCAATATAACAATGCCGGCACATTTGGTGGCATAGGTAACGGCACGGCAGGTCAGATCATGACCAGCCAAGGCGCCTGTAGTGCGCCACATATGGCTGCAAATGCTGCACTCAATGCTTCCAATATTAGCTCCGGTACATTGCCAGCTGCACGATTACCCAAGCCCACAGGCACAACCCTGGGTGGTATAGAGAGCGGGTGCGCTCCTTCTCACCAGTTGATGAGTGGCGTAAGTGGATGTGGTGTGCCGCAATTTGGCACGCTGCCTAAGCCCACTACTAGCGCTCTAGGCGGTATAGAGGCAATCAACGGCATTAGTCATGAGTGGGTCAACTCTATTTAGAGTAAATATTATGTCTCACACAGAAATTGAAATCATGCAGATGCGAGCCAAGAGAGATGAATTGCTTGATTGCAGCGCAATGCAATGTCAGCCCTGTTGGTTCTATCGTTACGAGCCGGATGAGTGGCACTTGCGCCGCAAGCATCAATGTCCACTATGTGAGGGTTGGCGATCATTCTGTGAGTCATGTTTCACGGATCACCACGAAGGCGGCTGGAACTCGTGCAATCACAATCCGAATGATAGCAGCGGTCCTCGTAAGTGCCCGAGATGGCATCCACTATGTAGAGAGGCGATGAAATGAGCGAGACTGAGAAGGACATCGAAACTGTAGCCTGTCGAATGGTCGGCATGAACGAACAGCACGCATTGGAGGCGTGGACAAATCTACTGCACCTCGCGCGCCTTGGCGATGCCGTCGAGGCGAACCATCACCGGCTAGTCTATGCGGTGCGCAAGGCTTACTTCGCCCTGAAGGATAGCAAGGAACTTGATTATCGGGCATCTTGCGAATGCGCAATCGGTTGGATCGAGACTGTGAAAGACCTGCTCGACTCCGCCACGCCAGCAGAAGCACTCGCCGCGCTCACGCACAAGGAGGACGGGAATGGCTAAATGCTACACGGCAATCAATGGTGAAATCACGGTCAGGGTCTACGCCTTAGTCGAACACGATGAGGACGAGCACATCTCCGACGAATATGACAAGTAAGCCTATTTGTCCCTGCGATCCCGAACATTCCCCCGGTACTTGTGATGACCTGTGTTGCCCTAACGGCATTCATCGCCATATCCGCCCCTGCCAGAATCGCAAAGCCCTGCGCTCACCAGACGAGCCGCCGATGACCGATTACGCTGCACCGGTCTTAGAACTATTGACAGAGTTACTGATCGCACAGCCGTGGGTCTCATAAGATTGATTATTTTTTAGCCGCAAGGTACTCATGGGCTGTTTTAAATGCGTACGCTGACACAAGCGCCAGCGCTGGGCCCATGAAATTATTCAGAAATGCCTGCCCCTTGACTGGTTCTTGCAACGCCAAGATTGAGATTATCACTACAAAGAAAACGAAGCCCACAGCTAACACTACGAGCACATTTGCATAGCCACGAGCCATGATTAAAGCGATCTGGGTCTTAGCTCCCACAGGATCACAAAGGCAACCGCGATCGCCGTCAGGCTGTATACAACAATCTGACTTTCCATTATCATCGTCAGACATAACACTAGCGGCTGTCCATCTTACGATCGCCGCGCTTGATCGACATGTTCTTAGAGGTAGACATGCCAGCCCGGACGCCACGGCTCATCACGTCAGCGTTGCCAGAGCTCCATTCTGGACCGTCTGTAAGGTTGCCAGTCGGAAGCACGTTATCGATGGGTCCGCGGCCGTCGTTGCCGCCCATGCTGCCCATTCTGCCTACGCTTCGGACTTCTCCAACTGCATTAAGATCGCCAAACGAGTCTGACATTTTTACCTCCGGCGTTCTTGCCGCTTAGTGTCTGCTTTTTTTGTACTCTTGGGAGCCAAGAGATCCATGATGTTATCTTTTCTTGCCATATTGCGGGCTCCCACTCGATTGATACTCTGGAATAAACTTACTATATTCTGGCGTCGATGGCAATACTACTTCTGCGCGAGACTGGCGGCATCAAGCGGCTCAGGCGCCGTGGCGCCGAGCTTGTTAGCGGCGTTAGCGGCATAGACGGCTTGTTGGAATGCACGCGGCCTGACGCCAGGGGTGCGCGCGGCAAGCTCGAGCAGTGCGTCAGTTTGTGCTTCAGCGTCAGCGGCGGCTTGCGTCTGTCCTGGCAGCGGCTCGTACTCCACCACTTTTGATGGCGTGACCATAGAGCGACCAAGACCGCCCCACGGTGATTCTTGTCGCACGGTGAATTCTTTGTTGGCGACATCCGGCCAGTATTTGACTGCATCGCGCACCCAGCGTGTTGGTATGCTGGCGCCAAATACTTGCAGTTTAGGGAACAGCAGTCCGACAGCGCTTATGCTAGCCACTAATGCATTCTGTCCTTTCTTCACATCAGCATCGGCTTTTGATCCGGTGGTGAATGTGGTTGGATCGCCAGAGCCGAGCGCTTCGGTCATCTTTGAGATGCTGGCGCCACCAGACATAACATCCTTGAATGCTTCTATGGCGTCGTCGATACCAGGCGTGCGCTGCCCCATGATGGGCGCGATTATAGGGTCCCACCTGCCGTGCTCGCCAAGGTTGCCGAGTGTCCGCAAGCCGAGGCTGAGCGAGTCTATGGCATCAGCAACTTGGGCTGTCGCTTGCGCAGTATACTGCGATGACATCAAGGCGCCATAGGCAGTCACTGGGATAAGTGCCCTAGCGCCGCCGTATTGTGCCTTGACGGCAAGCGCATGAGCGATTCTGCCGAGTAGTTGCAATGCCAGTGCGAACTTACCTTCATTGTAGAATTGCGCCGCCATCTGTAGATTTAGCTTGATCAAGCGCTGCTCGATCATCATGTAGCGCGTGTACTTGAAGATGGTTGCTCCTTTTAGGGAGCGTTCCCAACCGAGCTTGTTTAGCCCGCTTGGATCGGAGCCTGTCATACGCGCCACATCTAGTGCCACTTCAGACCAGAGTTTATCGGCGTGCACATCTGGGAGCTTGTGAGATAGCGCTTTCTCGGCAAAGTCAGTAGCAGATGTCACGCCCATGTGTTGCAACTGCTCAGGGCTTGAATTCTGGTAATACTTGTTCAGGGCAGCAAGTGTGGCTAGCTGGTTATGTACAAGCTCCACGCCAAACGGATTGGCTTTTTGGTCGAGTTCCTGCGCTACCTCAGTAGCTGCCCCGCCAATATCCAAGCGCTGCACTAGTCCGCGCAATATCGGGCTGCCGGCGAACTGTCCGTAAGCCGCGTACACCGATGGTACACCGACTTGCATACCGCCGTAGGCTGCCATGTCATGCAACCATGCAACGGTAGCAATCTTCCAGTTCAAAGTGAAGTTGAAAGCGGCAGCGCGGTGAAAGACTTGGTGAAGAATGTAATCGGCAGCCGTCATCGGCTCAGCTTTGCCATTGAAAGCCTTATCTGCATTATGCACCGCATTGCGTATTTCAAGCGTATTGAGTTGATCAGCTTTGCTCAGCGCATGATAGCCCTCGTCAAACTCCCGGCGGTACTGTGCTACGTGAGTGGCAATATCATCACGCAGTTGCGACACTTCAGCGGCAAATTTGCGCCCTTGCGGCGTCAATACAGCTAGAGCGTCAGGATCGCCTTGTAGCGCGCGCGCCATTGCACCATGGGCATCCGGCAGCAAGTGCGCTTGGAATAGCTTGCCGCGATACTCATTGAGTGCATCGCCCAGAGATTCCACTTCGGTCAGCGGCGTACCACCACGAAAGTTAGCCATCATGTCATCAGCCATACGCGACAACTCTTGCGTGTCTTCGTACAGGAAATGGAAAATAAAACTGTAGTGAGAAGCAATGTATCGCGCGCCTGCCGGCCCAAATTTCTTAGCGAGAATAGCACCTGCTACAACGAGTGGTAGCTTCGCCTGATCCCAGATGTTTTGCTCAGGAGTGTTATTGTCATCCAGTCCAGCTGCGTGTGCCGGTGCGCCACCAAATGCATTGACGCCAAGGGCTGCAGCAAGTAACAGCGTCTTGCTTGTCGGATGGATGATGCCAGCCTTAGACAACGCTTTCAACGCAGCTGGTGCGGTGACGCGCCCGTTATGCGCGACATCGTATGCAACCTTCTCTTTCAGGTTGCGCTCAACCGCCCTAATGCCTTGCTCGATCTCTTTATAGCGTGCAAGATAACGTCCGGCAAGATGAGCAACTGATGGATTGTATTGCAGTTGTACCGTCATATGTGTGCTTGACGGTCCAAACTTCTCGTTCTGAATGACATGACGCACTGCTGTTGGTGTGCCGATATGAGCATCCATCTGTTCAAACAATGGTTGATGCCGCTCACGCAATGTCTTCAAGTGCTTCTCGGCGTTGAGCAGTAATCCATTGGCAGTCTCGGCTTGCTTGGCAGCTTCTGTGAAAGTGTCGGCGAGCGGCTCAAGTTCAGTTTTGAGAGCCTTTCTATCGGCTGTCACGTTCAAGTGCTTTTTCGATGACAGCTCAAGATCGCGCAGCGGGTGTGTCATGGCTTGCAGCTTGTGCTGCTGTTCAAACAGATAGGCACGCACTTTACTGAGTGTGCCGCCAGCGGTTGTAGTCAGTTCTTTCGTTACTTCTTTATTGACGCGACGCAAGTCGGCTGGCGTGCTTGCGAGCTTAAGAGCGTTCTCCGCATAAGCGGCCACTTGATTTTTGAGATGCTGTACGGCTGCAGCTGTCTCGCCAATCTCTTCCACCGCGCCCTTAAGTTGCGCTGCCATTTCTGGTGACAGTTTCTTCATTACACGTTCTAGCGGTGTGCCATTGTAAGCGCGCTGATAGCCACGCCTCTGCACGACGCCACGCACTTGCGGCGCTGGCGCTTGGGGTTTGACGATTTGACCATCTTTTACCTTGAGCTTAGGTAATGGTTGTTTCCCGATATTACTCAAATAGGCCTGTTCGCCAGGGGTGGGAAGCTCGCGATCCAAACCTCTGAGTATCTCTATCTGCTTTCTGCCTATGGCAGTAGTTGGCGCAGTAGCAGCTTGTAGTGCTTGCTGAGCTTTAGCCAGAGATGCGGCTTCACTCTTAATGATTTGCGATTCGATATCAGCGACAAACTTATGCGGGTCAAAGCCGAGCCGCTTGGCTAGGTCCTGACCGCGACTGATCACATTGCGAGCAGCTGAGCCTAAAGCTTTTCCAACAACAGGAGCGGCAGCCGAGCCGATAGCGCTGAATCCCGCACCAAGAGCAGCTGAGCCAGCCAAGTCGCCAACGCTTGCCTTCTTTCCTTTGCGTACAGCTTCGCGGGCAGCCGCACCCATACCTGCCACTGCGTTTTCTGCTGCGCCGGTTGCTGCTGCCGTAGCTGCCACAGCCGGAATTCCTGCGCCGGTTGCTGCTACTCCAGTAGCGCCAGCCAGCGAGCCTGCACCATACGTGCCCACCTGGCCAGTGACATCACCCGCCTTGTACTCAGGCGACTGCTGCACTTCTTGCGGCACTTCATGTTCAGCTTGCCAGTCAGGCAACTCTTGCTCTTTCGTGACTTGCCCGAGCAAGCGATCCTTGAGCGACATAGCCTGTGCGCCGACAGTCGCAGCCCCATGCTGAGTGCCCAAGATGAACTTTTCAAGGCTTGTGAATGGTGTCTGCCCTTCTTTTGCCCAATACTCCGCTTCCAGGCTAGGAGCAGATGGCACCGCCGGTGGTGCAGGTGTATTCGCCATATCCCTGAGCGTGTCGAGCGCGCGGCTTGGCGCAGGAGTGGCAAGGTTTTCGTGCGGTTGAGGAAACGGTACCATAGGTATAGGCGCAGGCATAGCAGGAGCAGCTGTAGGTGTGGGTGGCTGCTGCGCTGGCTGCTGTCCAGAGCCTGGTATTATTGGTGGTTGTTGGTATGTCTCTGCCGCCTTTGTTACTAGCCCGCCAGCTAATGGCTGTCCAGCGCTAGAGGCAGGTACTTCTCCTGGCTGCGGCGGTGCTAACGGATCTATTTTTGGTGTTTCTGTTTGCTGTGAAGGCGCAATACCGGCTGTGGCTGCTTTCTCCAAGCCGTCCACGCTGTCATTGAGCATGTCGACATCGCTAGCCCCATTGCTCATGGTTGTGCTCCTGCGGCTTTTGCTATTGCATCTTGAGCCTCTTTGTTAACGAGCGCCTTGAAAGCTTGTGCTTCTGGCGTATTTGCCGCCGCTACGCCTTTTGTTGCATTCAACTTTTGGGCTAATGTTCCCATTGTCTTAGCGAAACCTTGCCTTTGTGTTTGCTCTTCCCTTCGCTCCTTTATGATAGCTTCAAGTGTCAAGCGTTCTTCTTTCTCCGCGGCCAGCTTCTTCATGGCAGCTGCTGCATCTTCCTGCACTTGATCTCTATGCGCTTGCTGCGCACTGCGATTAATCGACTCAGCCAAGCTGAGTTCTGCTGCATTGGATTTATCAAGAGCGTCCTGTACTTCGATCTTACTTTTAATGGCAGCTTCTAGTGCCATACTGCTGTCATTGTTGATCTTTGCTACTTCTTGGGCTGCGGTAATAAGCCTCTCTTGCCAGTGTTGTCGTTCCTGAATGACTTGATTTGCCCCAGTCAACATTCTGTCGGTTGTAGCAGCAGAAGCATCAGCGTTAGCACGAAGATTGTTGATGACACTCTGTTTGATTACGGTGGGTAAGGTAGCACGCTCGGTCTCGTAGTTGCCTCTAAGCGCGTCACCTTGAGCTGGAAATTGTTGCGAGATGCGTGCGGCAGCCTTTTCCTTATTGTCGATAAGACCGTTGACTACTTTCATTATTGCATCATCGTTTGCGCCGTTCTGCACTTCGATGGCGGCGGCGTTCATAGCCTGCTCGCGGTCATGCATCATCATCGCAGTGTCGCGCTGATGGAGAGCAAATTGATAACGCGACATTGGCGTGCCATCAGGTCCGCGCAGTTCTGGAATGGGTGTATCGAAGTTTGCCAGCATCTTTTTTAAAGGTAGGGCAACCTGCGCCTTGAAACGGTTTTGCGCTGCTTTAAGTTCATCACGAGCGCTATTAAACTCCTTTTGCAGTAAGTCCGCGCGAGCAATATTGTTAGGAATGTCTGTGTTTATCTTGTCAATTATCTGCGCGGTGATATCGAACAAAGCGGCTTTGCGAGCATCCTCTTGTTTTTCTGCTTGAAGATCGGCAAGGGCCTTAGCAAGATCGGCTTGGGCTTTGGCTAGCTCGTCTGCGTGTGCCTTGACCTGAGCGTGCGCATTCTTGGCTCTTTGTATCTGCTCAGCGTGTGGTGACGCGCCTGTGAGGGCTGCTATTTGGGAGCCATTAGGCGGCACACTCCTTAAGTTGTTTGTGAGTGGTGGTGCCGGAACTATCCCTGGCGGATTCGATTGTACCTGTGCAGCTGGCGGCGGCTGTGTCTGCGGGTACGACTGCGGTTGTTGCCCACGGGTTTGCGGTCCAGCGGTCGTTGTGCCTATAGCTGGCGGCGGTGGATTGCTAGCAATAGCTTGGCCGCCGGCAAGTGCCCCAGGCGGTCCAAAACCAGCCGGTGCTGCCGCTGTTGTCGGCGGGATATTGCCAGCCACACCAGACATGCCGGATGCACCGGGTACGCCTGGCACGTTGCCTGCATTCATACTGACGCCACCTTGCAGTGGTGCGCCTTGTCCATTGCTTAGAGTTGGCGCAGCACCACCCGTGTTTGACACTGGCGCGCCTTGCAGTTGGGCAGCGCCTTGCGCGTACGCAAGTGCATTGGCTGGCGCAGTATAGGTCGCCGTAGAATAAGGATTGTTAGCCGTGTTGCTGCTGGTATTGCTCAAGCTAGGAGCGTTTGGCGTAGTAGCAGCAGGTAGAGGCGTGCTTGAGGTGGGTGGCAATGGAGCTGCGCTAGGTGCCACGACTTGAGCAGGCGCAGCTGGCAACTGTACTGACGTTGGTGCTGTCGGCGCTGCCGCTGTCGGGGCTGCGTTTGGTCCATAACCTGGAAGCCAAGTTACGGTTACAGGACCAAGAGGGTAGGTACTGGTAGAACCATGTCCCGTTGGAGCAGCAGACAAACCTGGATCAACCGTGTTGACCTCATTGGTCATCAAATACGGTGAGATATTTGCAAGCGATGTGCTTACCTGGTTGTCGGAAATATCACCTGTTAGAAACACCATTAGAAATCGCCGCCTCCCGATGTATCTTCGCTAAGCGGAGCAAAACCGCCTGATGCGGCGCTGCTACCATACATCGATTGCACCTGTCCGTTATCATCCACGTAATAACCGGGGGGAAGTCCTTGTTCGATCATGTCGTATGGATTTGTTGATCTAACACGAGCGGCGCTGCTACCATACATCGATTGCACCTGTCCGTTATCATCCACGTAATAACCGGGGGGAAGTCCTTGTTCGATCATGTCGTATGGATTTGTTGATATAACACGAGTGGAACTTCCGCCACTTCCGCCGATTTCTTGCAGATTGCCGCCAGCTCCCAGAGTAGCTGGAATGGGTTGTGTATCAGCATAAGGACCAGGGCTAGCTGTCTGTGGTCCTTGGTCGATGCCGCCGTTGTATTGAGTGGCGTTAGGCGCGGGCGGTCCATACATCGGACCCGGCGCGGGCGTCTCGGAAGTGTCGCCGCCTGACGGCGAGCCAATAACACCAAAGAGATTGCGCGCAGCACTTGGCACAAATGTCGAGATATTCGGTGTTGCATAAGGATTGGCATCTTGCCATGCGGCGTAAGCTGGATCAGTCGAAGCGATCGGATCGTAGGGATTAACTGTTGCCGATAAAATCTGTTCCGCTACTGGATTCAGCGCATTATAGTAAGACTGGAAACTCTGAGCGGCTGGCGCGTACCAAGGCTGCGATTGCACGCTGCTTGCTTGCGGCGTGATTTGTTGCGGTGCCTGCATCGGCTGCACCTGCAAAGGCGCAGGTACTGACTGCACTGGCACTGCTGCTTGTGGCACTATCCCTTCTATTGCCATTCTCTACCTCACAACTGCACATTGAGATTGCTAGTGCCATTTGCAATTGCGGACAAATCAGCCAGCGCCTGCTGCCAGTCTTGCTCTTGTTGCGTGTTGCTCGTCGATGTCTGCGCCTGTGTGCCGGTTGTGGTCTGACCTTGTGTGCCGGTCACGCCTTCTGGTGTCAGCCCGATAGTGCCAGCCTGATTAATGGCATTCTGGTAAGCAGACAAATTGGTGCCATACACATTGGCGTTTAACTGCTCAAGCCCAAGAGCAAGTTGGCTGCCGAGCGCAGACGAACCAGGTCCTTGAGCGGCAGCAATCTGAGGCGCTACTACCTGATTGTACTGGTCAGTGTAAGCCTGCTCTAGAGCTTGATCAGCGCCAGTCACGCCGGGCGGCGGGGTGCCGCCCGTGACATAATTGCCAGCTGCCGTGCCGGCTTCTTGCGCCAGCGTCTGCTGCCACGGCTGATACACGTTGCTCTGAGCCTGCGATCCAGCCAGCGATCCCGTCTGCGTGGCATTGCTCTGCTGTTGATTGTTGATCGTCCCAGTCTGCGAGCCAGTGCTGCCTGTCAGCTGCCCCTGCACGCTTCCCGATTGAGCAGCACCAGTGCTGCCGCCACTTACCGTGCCGGGCGCTGGTGCTGCAACTGCTGGGCTAACACTGTCTGCCATGGATCAACCTCACGCAGCACTATCAGCAGCAGTCTCGACACCAATGGCTGGATCAGCAGGTGCAACAGGCACTAACTGCGGCATCCCGATTCTCGCCAAGAGCTTTTGGAGATTTTCATTGGTTGCCAATTCAGACTGAATTGCCGCCTCGGCTGATTGAAGCTTAGCGAGCGTCCCGTCCTTCTCAAGAGCCTGGTAGAGAGCCAGCACTTCCGAGACCAGCGAAAAAATTTGTCCAATGTTCATTTGTTTTCCTCCATTGATTCAACCATCTTACTAGGCGACTCGAATAAAACCTATAACGGCGGTGCTGGACGGGTTCGTGCTGTGAAACACCACTCCTGTTCCTGCTGTTGTAGCATATGAAAATTCCTCAGCCAGCGGCGAAGATCCTTTGACTGTAATGACGTAAACGCTGCTGCTTGTGACAGTAGTGTCTGCCACACTGACAGAGCCACTTGCCGCAAAGGTTGCCGTGCCAAAAGTGAAAAGCGTTGTTGTCACAGCGCTAGTGCCCGCACCGGTAAGCAACGAGCCAGAGGCTAATGTAGTGGCACCAGTACCACCATTGCCAACACTTAGCGTACCGCCTGTGATCGCTCCTGTGCCGTTGCCAACCAGAGCACCTGTGAGCGTTGCCGCTCCGGTGCCGCCATGAGCGACTGTCAAAGGAGCCAGTGCTGTAACCGCGCTCGTACCGTTGCCAATCAGCACGCCTGTAAGTGTCGTCGCCCCAGTGCCGCCGCCTGAAACCGGCAATGCAGATCCAAGCGTGTAGTTGCTCAGTGTCACATTCTTTAGCGTGCCGTTGTTCATGTCGAATGTTCCAGTGCCGCCGCCTGGAATGTTCAATTGCAGCGTGCTAGCAGCTGACCGAATGAGCAACACATCTGGCGCAGTGCTACCACCAGGACCAAACTGCAAGCCCTTATCTGCTGTCATCACAATTTGAGGATTGGCATCTGTAGTCAGTCCACTGCCCCAAGTATGGCCGCCTGTAGTTGTCAGGTTGATAGCTGGACCCCCAGGCGATAATCCCAGCTTGCTCACTGCAATGGCGGCGCCAGATGAGATGTTGGTGTTATCTAGACCGCCGTTTACTTGCGTGACTATGGCGGCGTTGTTGGAGTTGACTTGTGCTGGCAGGATTGTCGTATTCGCCACGAAGGTGGGAAACGGAAGGGTGATAAAAGCCATTAGATTACTCCTGCTACTTGAAAGGCGAGTTGATTGCTAGTGGGAAGTCCAAACACGATATACATAGCGCCAAGTGAACTGTTAGGAACTACGCCGCTGATATTTTGAGCGCCTGGCACGGAAGGGAACGTCGTGCTTAGAATTTGATTGCTGGCATAGAGATGATAAACGGGCGTATTGGCGATGTTCGTTGGCCCCATAAACATTCCGCCAACACCATCAGGTACAAAATTGCCGACCGGTTGTGCTAATCCTTGTTGCAGCTTCAAAGCGCTTGTTGTTGTGTCGTACCTGAATATTCCCCATGTATTATCCGACAAAAAGAGAGAGTAAGCACCTATGACGTCCCCTGTGACTGGATCGGTGGACAAGATAGGAAGTTGAGGCGCAAGGCCACCAGGTGTCTCTAGCGGAATAGTCCAAGTATGAATCAGCGATCCTGTGATCGAATACTGGACTAGCTGGAATCCGTTAGAGTCGCTGGCAATGATGATGTTCGAGTTATCGCCGTTTACGAACGTAACACCAAGACCGAAATTGGCAGGACTAGTTGGATAAGAAAATGACGAGGCAGTTTGTGAGCCGGTATCTAGTATGTAAATGAGTGCGCTTGCTGGATCAACAACGGCGACTTTTGTTCCATCTTGAGAGATGGCGCATGAACCTATTGTTCCGTTAACATTACCTCCTAAAGAAACAAAGACAGGAAATTCCCCTAGCACCCCGTCTGAAATGGTGTAGCAAATACAGCCTGGCCCATTGCTGAAGCCGTCGCCAGCTGTGATAACGTAGCACGCGCCCCCGACCGGGTTCATCAAAAGCCCTTGTAAAGGACCGCCATCGACGCCAGCAAATGGATCGATGCTAGTGATAGCACCCGTGCTTGTGCTAATCAAAAGGACCACCGAATCGTATTGTCCCTCAGCAATCAATGCCAAAGACTGTCCATCTGGCGTGATTGTTGCAGACAAATTTTGCAGAGCAACGCCAGAAACAGCGTTGTATCCAAAGAATCCAGGCACATTTACTACATTCGACGGGATTCCTGTCGGCGGCGCATTACCAGTGTTGGTGAATCTGTTGCCCCAATTTGGCGATATGTTAGTGACTTGCCCCTGATTGCTGTACGGCAGTATTCCGACGTTCTCGTTTTGGAAAAGAAACGACACTTTGAATGAAGTGATACGGAAGTCTGGGACTCCAGCATTCCAAGCAATTCGGAATTGGGCACCGCCAGTGCGCAGCGGTAACGGATAGCCAGCCGGGCCCCACTTGCTGACGCCTGAAGGCACAATAAGCGGTGTTTTCATGCCGCCTATGGCGTAAGGTTGCACAATGGTACCGGCCTGATTACCGCCCCATAAGGATTGCCCCCAGACTGCTTGCCCCCAAAGTGCTACTTCTGTGGGCTGCGAAGGATAAGCCCCAACTGCTGGATCATTGAGTAATGCAGTCTGAGTGGTCGGTGTGACTCCGTTCGATTGCGGTATCCCGTAAGCAGTCAGTGCATACTGGCAACCGACGTTATAGGCGAATACAGTGCACTCCTGAAACAATTTTAGGCGTTCCGGCTTGCCACCATGCACATAAGGCGACGACCAGTAAGCGCTTATCGGATTGCCGTTGTCGTCCGTCTGGTCAATGGCTAGCTCGTAGACTCCGGTTGTATTGCCGTAATTGGCACCAACAAAGATAGTCGGCAGTCCGCTGCCAGTCGGGTAAGTTGTGTAAACACCAGATGGCCAACCTTGAAAATACCACCAGGCGCCTGTGTCCCACTTGTAGATAAGCTGCGTGTTATTGCCAAAGTCACACATGTAATACTGAAAACGCTGATTATAGACAGCATTGAAACGCTGCCCTGGGTTCTGTGCAAGCGCTGCATTCACAAGATTATTGGTCAGCACTTTGATGTTATTGCTTGCCACTGGACACTCAATACCGTTGCACAGGTAAAACAAGCCATCGTCGCCAAGGAACATGACGGCGCCGAGTCCTTGCTGTGTCGGTATGTAGACAGCGCTAGCACCATCTCTGACACCAACTGGAGACGACACGGCATTTTCAGTGAGCGAGCCAAGTGCACCAAGATAGAGGAATATTTGATTATTGGATTTGCCCACCATGAATTGTTTGGTGGGCGAGACACCTACTTGCGCAACACCCATAAGCAATGCAAAGGTGCATATGCCGCCGTCGTTGCTGCCGACTGTCTGAACATTGGCGCCCACCCAAGTGGTGGGATCGTTGACGTTGCTCCAGATGAAAGCGCCAGGCTGAGCGCCTGCTGTAGTTGTGAAGTTAACAGCCACAAGTGAGCCTTGGAAGGCCACTAGAAACGCACAGGCAGGTGGTGGCACAACTCCGGTGCCGCCGCTATTAGGCACAGCCTTTTCTGTTGTGCCATCCCACTGGCGCAAAGGCACCGTAGCCGTAGACCAATAGAGAATGCCGTTGAGTTGTGCGTGAGCAATTGTCTGCCCAGGCACATAGACACCGCTTGCAATTGTAATAGGCGAACCTGTGCTGACATCATACATATTGCCGCCGGCCCACGCGACAATGTGTACGTTGTCGTTGACATCGTAGTAGGTGTAAGCGCCGTCTGCAGAAGCAGGAAGCGTTGACCAGCTGCTATAGCCGCCACGGAAGTGCAAGCTGCCTTCCCATGCGAAAACATTCAGTGAATCAGGCGTCTGATTGGCAGCAAGCGATAAGCCGCCAGTGTCGGTGCACAAGCCGCCTGAGAAGTCGTTGAAGAGAAGCCCTTTGCGGCTGTCTTCTAATACGCCACGCACCATGTCCGTCATGACTAACCGCCCATCGTCGGCATCGGGTCAACGAAGATGACAGAGCTGGAAGCAGATTGCCGCCATGGTTCAACCACCGTGCCATAACGTGCCGATTTGTCTTGCTGTCTTTGAGCCGATGCATACACGCGATACTTTTCACATTCAGCTTCGTACTGTGCTTGAAACTGCTGCGCCTCTGCATACGCCTTTTGGATGCTCCAGCACCTGGCAATAGCAGCAGCTGCCCAACCATAGAGAAACTGATCGGGAATAGCACAGGGATCGCCTGGATCTTGCATCCATTTGTGGATGTACGAGTACCAAATGTGAACTATCGCAGGCTCAGGAGGTATGGGCCATACACCGACGACCGTGCGGTAAACATCGCCAAATGGAGCATTCGGGCTTATCGGAATGTCCACGATGTCGGATGTTGCCACTGACTGTGGTGTCATGTCGCGCGTGCTTGTCTTCAAGTAGTACCAACGCGGAATCGAGCCGACTGAGGCACCGGCTTGCAAAGATTTCCAATCGTGGGGTTCCAAAGGAAAAAGCTGGCCTGCAAAATACTTGCAGGCTTTCACTTTATCCACTTCAAGATCAAGCGGTGCTTCCTGTGCTCCTGCCGGTGTCGTGCCAAGCGTGATGTTTTCAAACTTGGTTAGATCGCCAGCAATGGAGCACATTTTGCGAGCGGCGTGATTCAGATCAAAGATGATCTGGTCGTCAGACCAGAGGTATTCTTGCAGTTCACCGAGTTGCGTGCGAACTGCGTACACTCCATCTTTGAGACTGAGCGCCACTAGCCATCACCTGCCCCGCTTTATCCTAAGAAGACCGGGCTAACTGCTCCGCTACCGCTGCCTACAGCCACCGTATTCACGATGTTGCCTTGCAGGTCAGTGCCGGCAGTAGCTGCATACAACAGACCAGGCGTGCCGCTAGATGCCACGATGGCACCCTGCCCGACTGATGCTGCTGTAAGAGCAAAAGCCAAGCCTTTGATCTTCACCCACGCGCAGTAGTTGTACGGGACATCAGCGCCAGATGTGGCAGTGTTGTTGTTTGTGGCAAATCCGCCAGCCAGGTCATTGACACCGATAACCAGTTGGTTTTTCGCTGTCGTTGCAGTCATCAGGTAGTCGGTTTGCCAAGTCAGACCGACTTGTAGTGCGTAGTTGGCTGGCGTTGATGGGCCTGTCGTCAATTGCACAAATTGTGCGCAACTGAAGTCAGCCAGCAACAGGAAGTTACCTAGCGTCGGTCCATCCGAGGAACCAGGGATACTAGATGTCGGACCTGGAATAGCCGAGTAGACATCGTATAAATTGCCCCAATTAGAGGTAGGGAAAGTCATTTAGTTGCTCCTTATCCTGTGATGCCCGACAGAATCGGCATGGTGTTCGGGCGTGAATGCACCAGAGCCGCGATAAACAATAGGTACTTGACGTTCACCATGGCGTTGGAAGGCTGTCTCCATGGGGTTTCCACAAATAGTGCGTTCTTCCAGACACGGAGCTCTAACATGTCGTTGACACCGTATAAGGTGCCTGACGTGCATTTGTCATCCTGGTAGATCGGGATGCCCGCGAAGTCCAGAGCCTGCGGCCCGTTGGCGAATACTTTCTCCATGGAAGATTCGCGAGCAATCGCTACAAACAAGTTGCCGATCGCCTGATACCCGATGGCATCAGTGAAGCCAGCAAGCGGACGGTAAGGTCCGACGCTACCAGCGAGCAACCACGCAAACAGCGCATTGTACGACATGATCGTCGATGAGCCAGGGTTGACACTCGGCTTCGACCAGACTGCTTGTGGTCCGCCGTTGATTGACAGAACTGCAGCATTCCACCACGGCGCGCTGCCCACAGGTGCAGACCACGAGCCGGAAGATCCAGAGCGCGAGATGTTGCCGTAAGGCACTGCCGGGTCGCTGCCGCTGGTGCCCAATGCACCAAGACCCTGGATTGGGTAGAAGCTGCCGCTTCCGCCAGGACCGGCTTGCAGAGCGCCGTTGCCGTAGAAGTCGATGCCCAACCGCTCAATGATCGACATGATCATCTGCTCGTATTGAGCCTCGACGATGTCAACGATCTGCGATTGCCCTTGGTTTTGGATTGCCACGGTGTCGGGAATTCCGATTGCACCGTAGTAGTACGCAGGCGACCAAGTTGCAAGCGTGGTGTTGGGTACGAAGTTGGCAGGCAATTGCTGCGTGCCACCGCCCCAGACGCCTGCTTGAGGCGATTCGTTATAGATGATCGGCTGGTTGAAGGTAGCACCGCCATCGACTGGCTTGATACCGACATTCAGCATGAACTGCATCGCAGCGGTGCTTGTGAATACCTGGTCACGAGCACGTCGGTTGTAGTAACCGATTGTGCTGCTATTGACGGTATCTGGGCTTAAAAGTGTAGGCATTGTCTCCCCCTAATTAGCTAGCTGTTCTCAACAGCCGTTTGTTTTGTTCTTCAACCAAATAGCGGTTGAAGCCAGCGAAGGCACCAACACGCTTGCCCATCTTGGCGGAAGCCGCCCGATAGATGTCTTCGTCAAAATCGTTCACTGGTCCGCGTGACGGAATCGGCATACCGTTTCTGCCACCACGAGGCATCGAAGCCATGTCGCCAACAACATCGCGCCCTGCCGGCTGCTTCGCTCTTTCAAGCTGTGCTTCCAGCTCTTTCATGCGCGCTTCAAGACGCGGCGCGCGCCTGTCGTTGTACTGCTGCTTGAAGTACATGTCCCAATTGGTGCCTTCAGCCCGCCCAACGTCATTACCGATGTGTTGCTTCCAAGTGCTCTGCAACTCTTCCTCGGTGTAGTCGAACTCTTTGCCGTACTGATTGCGCGCAGCATTGAGCGCGTTTTTTGCCTTTTCCCAGGCGTTATTAAGGCGAGTCTGAGTCAGTGTCTTTTCGATTTGACCAAACTTCTGGGCAACGGGATCAGCCGGCTCAGCTTCCGCCTGCACCTGCACGACTGGCTGGCGTAGGCTGGAAAGTTCATTGCGTAGGCTGGAAAGTTCACGGGTGGTTGTGTCGGTAATTGCACGGAGGGAAGAGTTGATCGGCTCGATTGCCTTAATCCAGTCTGGTGTTGATCCTGCGCCTTCGCCACTATCGGATGTGGTATTAGACTGCACGGTAGACTCTATATGTTGTAGTTGCTGTGAAGACTGCGAGGGCTTATCATTAGCTCCAGCAAGCATTCCCATCAAGCCAAAATCTTTATTGTTGTTGAAAGTTTCGCCAAGCGAAGCCAGGCGATCTTGCAACTCATTCTTTTGTGAATCAATTTGGTTAGTATCCGCCACTCTCGTCGTCTCCTTGAATTACTTCGGTCAACATATTATTGATTTTGGTTAGTTCGTAGCTAATCTTCAACAGTTTCTCGCTACAATCGCGAAAGCCATCACCGCCAGTTGTTTTCACACTATGGGCTAACTCTAAAACCTGGTTGACTAACAAGTCAATAGTACCTTGATATGGGTTCCGTGGCTTAGGACGCCCCAAAGGTTGGTAAACGCTCGGCATCAAAGCCGCCGCCTGTTGGTTGCCGCTTTGGATGCCGCTGATCATCGCTCCTATAGGGCTGCCTGGTCCGCCTGGTAACATCAGTTTGATAAAACCCCCAAGCTAATTACCAACTCTTGTGTGCCGCTTGGATTTGTGATCCATACAGTCGGCAGTGCAGTCGTACCGTCAGCAGTCCATGCAAGCCAGCTGTTAGGACCGACGCCCAACGTGTTCCCGCTGCTGTCGAAGGCAATCGTAAAACCAATACCGGGATTGCTTACATCCGTGATGCTGACAAAGAGAGGCGCCCCGTAAGCGGCAAATAAGGTAGCGAGATCAAAGGATGTCGTGGTGCTTGTCCCGACCGTCACGGCAAGCACTGCGGATGCATCAGCCGTAAATGCGTCAGGCGTAGACCAATTGAGGATAGATTGCGCTGTTGGCCCAACAGGATTTACATAGCTTCGTAGTGAAATTACCGCTTGAGTCGCCTGTACATTTGCTCCAAGTCCGCTCATCGGCTACCGCCTTTGCGGCTTTTGCCGAGCATTCGGTCAGCCTTAGCGCGCACCTTATCTTTTTGAGACGAGGATAAGCCACCTTGATTGATGCGTGACAAAGCTGCGCGCGCGTGGGCACGATCGCCAATCGGGTAGGAGTCTTTGCCTACCGTGGCATATTCCTTGCGCTCAGCTTCGTCGTAAGTAGCCATCAGCTCTTAGCCGCCTCCGCAAGTGCAAGGGTAGCTTTCACTTTGGGTTTAAGGGGCGCCACAACCGGAAGCTCGGCAACCGGCAGTGGCGCGTCAACTGGTTCTGTAGCCGATTCTTCCGGCTTGATCTCGGGCATCTTCGCGACTTTAAACGGGCAGCCGTTGGTGAAACGCGTGCCGCCGTCTTTCAATTCCATAAACACCTTTCCGCACGGCTTGGTCACATCATGCAGCATTCGACCAGCGAAGTGGTGAAGCTGGTATACAACCCCTGGACCTTGGTGCCGCGTGACATGCGAGATTTTTGGATCTAACAACATAGTATGCAGTGTACCTTACGCGATATAGTAGTGAACGATAACAGTATTAGTATCGTCAATCGTATTGAGATAAATCTCGTTGCCGTGAACCGCGTAGGAAGTGCCAAAGCCCGGGTGGGCTGTACGTGCTTGGTTTGGATTGCTCGAGGCCATAGTTATCTTTTGCTCCCCTTACGGTTTTTACCTTCTGCACGGATCTCGGTCGCTATGTTAGCTGCGCGCGCCTTGTCAGTAGTCGATTTGATTAGCGGCATTGAATATCCAAGGTATGACTATCATGCCCTAAACTTACCATGCGTTGTGGTAGCCTACAAGCCCAAAGCAAAAGCCCTGCGAACAACCAAACTCGCGGGTGCCCTTTTTGGCAATCCACTCAGTTGAACTCCTGATCGATCCTAATGAAGTAGAAATATGCACCTACGTTAGCCAAAGCGGTGCACTGAACTGTCCAGAATTGAGCGTCCGTTGGCAGATGCGTAGTATTGGTCGCTACTAAATTGCCGTCGATGTAAAAGCGGGCGTGAGACGTGTCTGGAAAGTACACTCTAAACAAGTGCAGGTTTGTGTCGATAGGCACGCCTGTATCAGTTATCGTCTCAGATGAGCCGTCGGACGTAATGGCCTGAAAATCTGTGTCGCTTGCCGATGTCGATGCTCTAAACATCGCCCCGCTAATTGTGCCGAAGGTATCCCCGTTAGCTAAAACTCCTGAAAATGCGTTGTCTTGCATCCCAGCCCAAAAGCGGATCGTTGAGGTAGTGCTTAATTGCCCGTAAGTGCTCCACATTGGTTGGAGCACTGGGGTAGTAAAGACGTTATTTGATCGCATACGTCTGTAAGTTCCACTTGTGGCTGAGCCAAGGTAGTAAACGTAATAATTACCTTGAATCTGTGTTCCTTGAAAACCGCCGCCATCTACCGCCTGTGTGCCTGTTCCGAAGGAAACCATGTTTCCGCTTTCATAATCAATATAAAAGTATCCGTGCACTCGATTGTAAGGAACTCCGCCACACCCAGCGGCACAACCGTTACCACTACTGGCTGTTTTTACCCGTCCTTGTGCATCAAGAGTGATGTTGGAGTTTGTGTAGCTAGAGGCACCCGGTCCAGTGTTTTTAAGAGTA